TACTTGCAATTGGACCTCCGGTAATTGTCTTATCAGAATACTGTCCTATTTGACTGCCATCAGATTTTTTTCCATCCTGCTGAATCCTGTTTTTCATTTCCGGTACAAGTGTCACAACTGCTTCTCTTAGAACCTTGTTAGGGTTCATGGCATTGCTTAAATTTTTCATTTGTGCAGCCGTAAAACCTTTAATGGAAGTATAACTTGACATTATTTTATTTTAAAAAGTTGCAAATGTGAAAAGCTTATTATTTATTTGCAGAAACAAATTTACAAAAAAACAAAATGGAAAAAATTATTAAACCAATCAGCGACATTGCATTCTTAAACACAGGTCTTTTATTATTAGGAGAATCTGACCAGAAAATTTATGCTAGAATATCCTATGCAAGTTTAGAAAGCATTCAGGCAATGGCCTTCCACTTGGGAGGTGAATTTGAAATTTACAAAAAGGAATTAATTGAAGGTAGAAGCCATTGTTTTGGCTTTTTTACAGTCAAAGTAAAAAACTTAGAAGTGAATGCAACATTTGAATTAACAGAAGTTTCGTTTGCAAATCAACTTGTTGCTTTTTCAAGTGATAAATTTATCTGCGAGGCAGGCACTCGTTTAACCATCATTGACAACTCCTATTTTGTTGTATGATTATGATTCCCGAAAAAGAAACCAGAAGAGAAATTAAAGAAGGGGTGATCTCCTTCTTTTCTGTTCTTTGTTTACTCATTTTATTGATACTTTTATTGGTAAAAATCTTTAACTATGTCAATACAGGAGTTGCCCATTTTTAGCGTCTGTAAACCAACGCAGACTTTGATGGACAAAGACACTAACCATATCATATCAGATAATTCAGATGTTATCATTCTGGATTATAGAAACGAAAAAGAAGTGTTGGTTTGTGCCTATGGCAATTATCGGAGGTCAGTAGTTACCAATGTGAATTTTTTAAAACCTTACCCTCATGGAAAATAAAACGTATTTAGAATTTTTAGAAAAGAAAAAACATTCAATTGGCAATTTTGGATTTGAGCCAAAGTTTATTCCTGACATAGCTTTTGATTTTCAAAAATCAATTATTGAAAAATCTGTTAGAAAGGGCCGTATGGCAAATTTTGTTGATACAGGTTTGGGCAAAACACTTATCCAACTTTCTATTGCTCAAAATATCGTTTTACATACTAACAAAAAAGTTTTAATACTTACTCCTTTAGCAGTTGCATTTCAATTCATCATAGAAGCTGAAAAGATTGGAATTGATGACATAGAATATTCAAAGGATGGAAAGCACACAAAGAAAATAGTAATATGTAATTATGAAAGATTGCATTACTTTAATTCATCTGATTTTGAAAGTGTTATATTAGATGAAAGTTCAATACTTAAAAACTTTGACGGTAAGACCAAATGGGCGGTAACTGATTTTATGAAAAAAATTCCTTTTAGGTTTCTTTCAACTGCAACACCGGCCCCTAATGATTACATTGAATTTGGAACTAGTTCTGAAGCATTAGGCTACATGCCTTATCATGATATGCTTACTAAGTTTTTTGCAAACAATGAAAACAATATCAGACCTCAAGACATCGGAACAAAATGGTATTTAAAACCTCATGCAAAAAATGAGTTTTTTAGTTGGTTAAATCAATGGAGTGTAACAATTAAAAAGCCTTCCGACCTGGGATTTTCTGATGAAAGATATGTTTTGCCAAATCTTATTGAAAATAAGGTATTTGTTAAGAACTCAAAAAATTGGGTAATCAATGGTCAAATAATGCTTTTTAACACTATTGCAAAAACAATGAGTGAAGTTCGTGAAGAACAAAAAGGTACTTTTTATGAACGATGTGAAAAGGCTGTTGAGTTAGCCTCTAATAAGTGTTCGGTCTATTGGTGTAACTTTAATGATGAGGGCGATTTATTGAATGAATTAGACCCTGATGCGGTTCAGATAAGAGGAGGTATGACCATAGAAAAAAAGGAAGATATTTTGATGAACTTTGCAAATGGTAATATTCAAAGAATTATAACTAAGCCAAAAATTACCTCATTCGGATTAAACTGGCAACATTGTAACCATACTGTTTATTTTCCTACATGGTCTTATGAGCAATATTACCAATCAATAAGAAGGTTTTGGCGATTTGGTCAAAAGAATGATGTAACCGTTGATTTGGTTCTCTCTGATGGACAGAAAAGGGTTATTGATACATTACTTTACAAAACAAACAAAGCAATTGAATTTACTGATTTAATCCAGAAAAATGTAAATGGGTTAGTCAATTTAGATAAAAAACAATTTACAAAAACAATAGAAAAACCGAAATTTTTATGAAAGTAAAAGAGCAGATTCACGAAAAAAATTATTCAATCTATAATGGAGATTGCATGGACGTTTTACCTACAATTGAAAGTCAAAGTATTGACTTAGCAGTTTATTCACCTCCATTTGCAGGACTATACAATTACAGTTCTGACCATAGAGATTTTTCAAATTGTGCTAACAAAAATGAGTTTTTAGCACAGTATGAATTTATGGTTGCAGAAATGGCAAGAATTACAAAGAAGGGAAGAATTAATGCAGTTCATTGTCAGGAAATTTTAACAGATACAACAGCTCATATTCTTTACGATTTTCCTCATGATATAATTGAACTTCATAAAAAATACGGGTTTAGCTATCATAATCGGATAACCATCTGGAAAGAACCTTTAGAGGTTAGAATGAGAACAATGGTCAGGAGTTTAATGCACAAAAACATTGCAGAGGATTCAACAATGTGTTTTACTGCAATTCCTGATTACCTTTTAATTTTTAAAAAAATTGGAGAAAACCAAACTAAAGTTACTAATCCAAACGGTTTTAAAAGATATTATGGGCATACTCCTTTAACTAAACAGATGGAAGAAAAGTATGGACAATGGAAACACATTGTTGAAACTTATAAAAATGCAACAAATGAGGGAGATGACCATTTAAAAAATAAACTGAGTCAAATCATTTGGCAGCGATATGCTTCAAGCGTTTGGGATGATATTAGAAATGATAATGTTTTGCCTTTTAAAGATTCAAGAGAAGAAGATGACGAAAAACACGTACATCCATTGCAGTTAGATGTAATTGATAGAATAGTGGAATTGTACTCAAATCCCGGTGAAGTTGTTTTAACTCCTTTTGCTGGAGTAGGTAGCGAAGTTTTTAGCCCTGTTTCACTAGGCAGAAAAGCAATAGGAATTGAATTAAAGGATTCATATTACAAACAAATGACTTTAAATATTAAGGATGCTCAAAATAGATTTGAACACGAAAAAAGTCACCAACTTTCTTTATTTTAATGCAAAAGAAAATAGACAGCATCCTAACCAGTTGCGGAAGATATGATTTGTTGGCTAAAACCTTAGAAAGTTTCTTTGAATTTGCCGATATGACTATTGATAACTTTATAGTTTATGACGATTCAGGAAAGACAATCCCTGAATCGTTAATCAAACAATATCCACAGATAAAGTTTATTGAAGGAACTGAAAAGCTAGGCCAGATTAAGGCAATTGATATTTTGTATAGCCATGTCAAAAATGAATACATATTTTTTCAAGAGGACGATTGGCAATTCTATAAAACAGGATTTATGGAAAAGTCAATGGACATACTCGAAAATGACCCAATGATTATGCAGGTCTGGTTAAGAGCGCAAAGCGATAGGAACGGTCATCCAGTTGTTGGAGTTCCCCGAATGACTCCTAATAGAACGAGATACCAAATGATGAGTTCAGATTATAGAGGTCAATGGAGTGGCCAGTCTTTTAACCCGGGTCTTAGACGTTTATCCGATTACAAAAACCTTTTTCCAAATGGTTATTCTGCTGTCACAACATTTAATATAAAAGAACCTTGGACATCTGAAATGCAAGTTGGTCAAGTGTATAAAAAGGCAGGTTTCAAAGCTGCGACTTTAATGCAAGGCTTTGTTAAACATTTAGGAAATGGACGGCACATATCAAGCTGATTTCCATAAATGGACAAGGTACGATTTGAGGCTTTGCCTAAAAAAAGAACTGGAAATAAAAGTCAGGAAATTGGATCAATACCTTGCTCAGAATCAAAAAAACATGACGAGTAAAAAGCTTTACATCCATAAAAAGAAACTGGAAATTTCAAAGCTTGAATCAATCCTTAGATACGTGTAATATTTTACAAAGTATTGATTACCCTATTTGAATTATAAAAATGTTTAATTTGAATATGAAAAACCAATACTTTGTATTTATTGCACTCCTTATAGGATTATTTGGATGCAAGAAGGAAAACGAAAAGGAATTAAATATTTTTGATTCAGAACCTGAGTCCATCAACTGGCAAGGATTCAAGCTTTTTAAGGTTGATAACCTAACCAATGATTTCCAGATTAAGGATAAAAATATCCTAATGAACGGTAAGAAATACACCGGGGTGAGTTACCAATCGAAAGTTGGAGTTTGTGCGGTCACTTTCTTTGAAAATGATGCAATGGGAGTTTTTGTAAAAAATGGCAAATCGTACAATTATGGCAAAAATGGGAAAGGCCAATTTGTAACCATTGCAGAAAATCAAATCCCTAACCTGCCATTCCTTTGTGAAACCTCCGATTCTGATTTGACCGACAATCACCAACCTAATACAGCATTAAGAACGTCAGCAGCCTGTAAGGTGGCCAGAATAGGATTTGAGGCTACTAACGCAATGTTTAAAGAACTTGGAAGCTCACAGGTTGCAACTGCCAATTACATATCAGGGGTGTTTAACGTGGTTAAGCAGATTTACAGGAATGAAAATATTCCTTTGAAGTTATCGGTAATTTACATCAATTCTACTCCTGATGTATACGGATGCACTAATGCCACTCAATGCCTTTCTAATCTTATGGCAGTTAGGCCAGTGGGGTCATTTAATGGCGATTTGCTGCACTTAGTTGACATTAAGCCAAATGGTACAAGCCTCGGAGGTTTGGCCTTTGTTGGTGTTCTTTGTGGGGCAAGCCCTTATGGTTATTCAAGTATTTATAAGACTTATCAACAGTTACCCTTATACAGTTGGTCAGTCAATGTCATTGCTCATGAACTGGGCCATAATTTCGGCTCAAAACACACGCATTGGTGCGGTTGGAACTTGCCCAATGGAACAACAGGAAGGATTGATTCTTGCTTTCAAGGCGAAGGCACTTGCGGAACAATTAGGAAAACTACTTTCAATGCAACTATAATGTCATATTGTTATAATAATGGAAGTATCAATCTTAATAAAGGATTTGGCCCATTACCCGGGAACGTAATGCGTTTATCAGTTCAAAATGCAAGTTGTTTGCCTCTTATTAGTCAATCGGAATGCGATAGCCTTAAAACACCTCCTGTAACTCCCAATCCAGTTGTTAGGTCTGTTACAGTTTCAGGTGTTCCTTATATTAATTCCGATACAAGCATCAGAAGTCCTGCAAATGCGATTGATGGGAACCTAAACACAAGGTTTGTAAGTCAAGGACCGACAACGGTAACTTTTGTCTACAATCAAACAGTTACAGTAAAAACGGTAGAATTGTTTTCTGGATTTGGAACAGGTTCGCCTAATCAAACATTTACTATTTCAGTCAATGGGGTTCCTTTTAACCTGAACTATTCCCCTAACATTTCATTCACAAGAACAGGAATAACCTTAACAGGTAATACCTTTGTTTTGGTTACAACAGGAGTGACAAATATTTCCAGAATCAAAGAAATTGATTTAAAATTAAATTAATGATAGACGTTTAAAGGTTAAAGCCCATCGGAAATTCTGATGGGTTTTTTTTAACTCTTTGGAGGCGGAGGTAAGGATTCAATCCTGTTTCGTTTTTTAATCATATCCCAAAAGCCAGTAATAAATTGACCTAAGACATAGATTAGAATCGAATCTGAAGTGTCAATCTTTTCAAACTTGTAAAGCCAACCAACGCCAAACAAAAGCCCTCCAGTAAATAGAATTACTGCTACGAAAGAAGCAAGTTCCATCCACCTTTGGAAATTCATTATAAACCTGGTATTACTCGTTTGGCTGCTTCACCAAAGATTTGACCCAAGATCCTCCATCCTTTGCCTTTTTCACCTGATGCTCTGGAAAGGGAATCCATTGTGGAATGGAGTCTTTCAAAATCCTGATTCAAGTAATACTCGGTTATTCTTTGCTCTTGCTGAATACTTAATGCTAAGTTTTGCAAAGAATCATTTTCAGAATATAACCTTAGAATCTCAAGTTGATGGAGATGAGTTCTTATTGCTAATGAATCAACTCTGTTAGTCAGTTCCTTTTCAGTTTTTGATGGACCGCAGGAAAAAGCTAAAAGCAAGGCCAGAATTAAAGTGTTTTTTACCATTTTAAAAGTTCTTTAAAAGTATCAATTAGTTTTTGAAGAAAAGTCTTTTTGCGGTCTTCAATTGCTTCCTTTTTCAAGATTGGTGAAATGTTGGTTTTCCATTCCGGTTCTTTCAAATCTCTTGTTCTTTTGTAAAAGTCCATTCCCAAAAGGATTAACCTACCTAAGACCAGGATTGCACCACCATGAAATAAAAGCCATGACTCGGATAATTCCATTACCGACAAGAACCAAAGCCAATAAACGGTTATATCCGTAATCATTTTATAGCAATCTTCCTTTATTCTGCAAAGGAATTGAACAATTATTTCTTTCATTACTTTGACCAGATAACTTTAGAAGGAAGTGCAGGATCGGAATCAACGTGAATCCAACTTTTATAAATGCCTATGCGAGTGAAACCAACCTGCTGCAAGGCTGTTAAAATCTTATAACCATCGGAACCAGTTGAATAGGCAATATCAGCTGCAAATCCTTTTGTATGAGCTGAATTAGGAGTTCCACCAACCTTTTTATTATGTGATTCACTACGATAGCCAGAATTGATTTTAAAAGGCACTCCGGCAATTCCTCTGGCTTTATCCAACTTCATTAGAAAGTCAGGATTCATTTTTGCCCCTGAACCTGATTGGTCTGGGCTATCAAATTCAGAAAGGTTAAAGTTTTCTAATTCCATGCAGCAAAACAAACGATATTTTTTGAAAAAATCAAAGGTTTTAAACTATTGAAAATCAACCTAATATAATTTATTTTAAAAATATTTTATCTTTTTTATTAAATATGTTTGCAGAATTAAAATAAGGTTGTACTTTTGACCCAACAAACAAAAACAAAAACAAACAACAAAATGAAAAATCAAAAACAACAAGTAAAAGTTTTAGGCCAAACAGTAACAGTTGGATCTAAGTTACATGCTAAATTAGTAGCACAAGTAAAGCAGTTCAATGATTTAACAAAATACGAAACCAATTAATCAAATCGGGGCTTCGGCCCCTTAACTTTTAAACAAACAACAAAATGGAAAACAAAGAAATTAACCGCAAATTCTGCGTTTATGATGTTGAAAATCCTCACATCTGGAAAGAATTTCAAAACCTATCCTTTAAGCTAATCGACAGGGGATTTACTAAGCTTTCAGCCGAATTGATTTATAATCAAATCCGATGGCTTAAATACATGCAACATGGCAATGATGGGTTCAAGATTAACAACAATTTCAAAGCTTTTTATGCCAGAAAGTTCATGAAGGAATACCCTGTTTATAATGGCATTTTTGAACTTAGGAAATCAAAATTTGACGAAGATAATTAATCCAATGCCTAAAGGAATACCAACAACCGGAACACGCAAACCAGGTGCAGGACGTAAAGCAGGACCGCAAACAGCAACAGTTTCTTTCAGAGTTCCAATAAGCCACGCAGGGACGATTAAACTATTAGTCAAATCCTTTTTACTTGAATTAAAAAATGAGCCTTCTTAATTGAAGGTTTTTTTTATTTATATTTGCCAAACAAATTATAAAGCTATGCCATTAAAACAAGGATATTCAGCTAAAACAGTTGGCAAAAATATTAAGACCGAAATGAAGTCTGGAAAACCTCAGAAACAATCGGTTGCCATTGCTTTAAGTGTTGCAGAAAAGGCAAAAAAGAAAAAGCCTAAAAAGTAATGGCCGAAAAGAAATTCACAAAAACAATCGGAGGTAAAACCGTTAAGTTTGGGGCAAAAGGGTATTCCATTGCTCCAGGAACTGAAAAAGGGGATTCCTATTGTGCAAGGTCAGCAGGGATTAAGAAATGCAAAAACCCACCCTGTGCAAATGACCTAAGCCGTCAAGCTTGGGGATGTGTTGGAAAGAAATCGGTAAAATCAAAAGCTGTAAAATTTAAAAGGACATAAAATGAAAAAGCCAGGATTATACGCAAACATCAACGCTAAGAAGAAACGCATTGCAGCAGGTTCAGATGAAAAGATGAATCGGGTTGGAAGCAAGGCTGCACCTTCAGCAAAGGACTTTAAGGAGGCTGCTAAAACAGCAAAGAAGCCAACGAAAAAGAAATAGTTAGTAAAAAATCTTATCAGTAAAATGACGGCACTTAAATTTTTAATCTATGGCAAGTGGTAGGCCAACAACTTATGAGGATAGGTTTTGTGATTTGCTTATTGACCACATGACCAAAGGATATTCATTTGAATCATTTGCCGCAATAACAGATACTTGTAAGGATACACTTTATGAATGGGTAAAAGTTCATATTGAATTTTCCGACGCCAAAAAACGTGCGACAGATAAAAGTCGTTTATTTTGGGAAAAAGTAGGCATTGAAAACATAGTAAATATTGAAACTATGGAAAAGGATGAATCTGGAAATTTTAATGCGGTTAAAACCTCATTAAACTCGGCTGCATGGATTTTCAACATGAAAAACCGATTTAAGGATGACTGGAAAGACAAACATGAAACTGAACTTTCTGGAAATGTAGGAACAGTTATAATGCCAGTTCCTATAAATTCAGATTTGGAAGAAAATGACTGATAGGCTAATTTGTGTCAATAGTAAATCTTAGCAATCGTAAGCTTTGGAATAATAAATACCTTAAGGCAGTATTATATCCAAAAACCTACAATGTACTTTTTGGTGGAAGTGGTTCTGGGAAGTCACAGACCATGATTCAATTGTTTCTTTCTGAAATATTGAATCATGAGGTTAATAAGAATCAAACATACTTTGTTATCCGCAAAGTAGCAGGCACTCTTAGAAACTCAGTATTTGCTGATTTTAAAAATAAAGTATCAGATTGGAATTTGACAAATAATGTCAAATGCCAAAAGAGTTACTTGGAAATCCATGCAGGCACTAACCGAATAGTTTTTTTAGGATGCGATGACCCTGAGAAATTAAAGTCATTAAGTCAGGCAAAATATATCTGGATAGAGGAAGCGACTGAACTAACAATGGAAGACTTCACCCAAATTACTTTGAGGTTAAGAGGTAACAGCAAATTTCAAAAAAGATTCTTCATTACTTTTAATCCTGTATCAGATTCACATTGGATTAAAAAAAGATTCTTTGATGAACCTCCACAAAACGAAAAGGATTCAATATTAATTATCCATGCGACCTACTTAGATAATCTGGATAAGCTAGATAAGGAATACGCAGTCAGGATGGAATCACTAAAAGATGTTGATGAAACCTTTTATGAGGTCTATGCGAAAGGAAACTGGGGAGTTTGGGATCGGGAATCCTTATTTGCCAGAAACTTTAAACAAGATGAACATTGCCAAAACTATACAGTAAAAGCCCATCCAGGATTAGAGTTGTACCTATCTTTTGACTTTAACGTGACCAATACTTGTGTAATTGCTCAATTCTCAAAGAATAGCGTAGAAGCTGGCTATTATGCTAAAATCAATATCCTAAAGGTTTATCGGGTTGGTGACTTGGAAGAACTTTGCAAGGCTATCATGCTGGATTATCCCGGTATGAATTATATTATCAATGGTGACCCGGCAGGAAATAGCAGACAGGCAGGGACGAAAAACAATATCAGCAACTTTCAATTGATTCAATCAGTTTTGGGGGTTCGGGATATTAATATGCAGGTGTTAAGGTTTGCCCCTTCACATCTGGCTACAAAGTTGATTTCTGATATGTGTTTTAAGAAATGCCTATTCTGGATTTCAACTCCAAACTGTAAGGAATTGATAGCTGATTTTAAGGAGGCAAAAGTTGACAGGACAGTTAGCTTAGATCCATGGAAAAAGAAAAACCCAAATATGAGCCATGCACTAGATTGTTTTAGGTATTTCATTTATGGGAATTTTCTGGAAATAACTTCAACTTATAACCTCGATAAATTTGATGCGAGAAAAATGCAACTGTAATTTGTAACTTTGTAAAAATTCAAAAAGATATGAGTTGTAATAATTGCGGAACGTGTTACCAGATTTGTTCACCGTTCCAATCTTGTTTTTCTGAAATGTTGGTGCAGGTTCCAATTGATTACACAAGTGAAGATATTAAAATCATAATATCAAATGGTCAAGGGATTACATTTGAGCAGCAAGCGGAGGTCATAGAGGGCTTTGCAACAATTGATCTGACATTGTTTCCTGATGGGTTCTTTTCTTCTTATGGCGGTCCTTATACATTGCAGTTCTTTGATTA